GAGATTATTTTTCGTATGTTGACACGTTAGGTTACGTCGATACAATCCAGCAACAAGCCGTAGCGGGCTAACAACCAACAACACAACCACCGGCGGTGCCTTCGTGCCTATTCAGGCTGGCCCGCTACGCCGCGCCGCCGGTGGCTTTTTGGTGTCATCTAATGGATTACGAAGAGTTTCTGCGGACCAAAGGGCAGTACATCGGAGGCGATGGCTTTGAGGCCAGCGACCTGCCGGACTGGCTTTACGGATTCCAGTCACATTTAGTCGGATGGGCCTTGCGTCGCGGCCGGTCTGCAATCTTTGCTGATTGCGGCATGGGCAAAACGGCGATGCAGCTAGCATGGGCCGATCAGGTTGTGAGGCATGCTTCGCGGCCAGTGCTTTTGCTTGCCCCGCTTGCGGTCGCGTCGCAGACCGAGAGAGAGGCCAAGAGATTTGGAATTGAGGCCAAGAGATCTCGAGACGGGACGCACAGCGGCGGAATTGTCGTCACCAACTACGAACGGCTACACCTTTTCGACCCCGAAGATTTTTGCGGTGTCGTTTGTGACGAGTCGTCGATCCTGAAATCGCTAAGCGGGGCGACTCAAAAGCGAATAACGCGGTTTATGTCGAAGATGCGTTATCGTTTGCTGTGCACCGCTACGGCAGCGCCAAACGACTATGTCGAACTCGGAACTTCCTCAGAGGCGCTGGGCGAACTATCGCATAGCGAAATGCTCAAGCGGTTTTTTAAGATGCTTGACGACAAGGGCCAGAAGTCAGAGACGAAAAAGCAAGAGGAAGCCGAGGTATTACTAAAAGACAATCCGGAGTACTTCGCGAAGCTTGCTTACCGAATTGCCCAAACGATAGGGCAGTGGAGGCTCAAGCATCACGCGGTGCAGCATTTTTGGCGATGGGTCGCATCATGGGCTAGGGCCTGCCGAATGCCAAGCGATCTAGGTTTTTCCGATGATGGCTTTGTCCTTCCGCCGCTGGTCGAACGAGATCACGTTATTAAGCCGAATACGCCGCCCGATGGATTCTTGTTTAACATGCCGGCAATCGGCCTCAAGGGCGAAAAGGACGAGCGGAGACGAACGATGAAGGAGCGTTGTGAGTTTATCGCCGAGCTTGTCAATCACGATCGGCCGGCGGTTGTTTGGTGCCATCTAAACGAAGAGGGCGACACGCTAGAAGCGATGATCAGAGGCGCGAAGCAGGTAGCCGGAAAAACGCCCGACGACGAGAAGGAAAGGATTTACGAATCTTTTGCCGATGGGTCGCAGCGGGTGTTGGTGATCAAGCCAAAAATCGGTGCGTGGGGCCTGAACTGGCAGCATTGCAACCACGTGGTGACGTTTGCGTCTCATAGCTATGAGCAATACTACCAGAGCGTCAGGCGGTGTTATCGGTTTGGGCAGTCGCGGCCGGTTACTCTTGACGTGATTGCAACCGAGGGCGAAGAGCGAGTGCTAGCGAACATGCGAAGCAAAAAGCAAAGAGCCGCAGCAATGTTTGAGGCTTTAGTGAAAGAAATGAAAGACGCACAGAAGATCGAACGACCGAACGAATACATCAACCAAATCGAGGTGCCATCATGGCTGTAAAAAATCAAGTAATTACCGACCGCTACGCGATCTATAACGGAGACTGCGTCAAGGGCATGCAATCGATGCCGAAAGACTCGATTCACCTAACCGTTTACTCACCGCCATTTGCTGGACTGTATCAGTACAGCAGCGACGAAAGCGACATGAGTAACGCGATAGGCTTCGATGAGTTTTTCGCCCACTACGGTTTCGCGCTGGACGAAATCGAGCGGATTACAATGCCGGGACGGATAAGTGCCGTTCATTGCATGGATATACCGTTGAGTAATTCAGGTTGTGACGCGATGTTCGACTTGCCCGGCCGCATTATTGCCGAGCATGAAAAGCGAGGGTTTGCCTACGGTGGGCGGCGCGTCATATGGAAAGAACCGCTAATGGTTCGCAATCGGACGATGATGAAAAGCCTACACCATAAAACCCTTTGCGAAGACTCGACGCGTAACAGCATCGCGAATGCTGATTTTCTTTTAATGTTTCGCAAGCGCGGCGATAATCCCGTTCCGGTTATTCACGAAACTGGGTTGCACGACTATGCAGGCGAGGATCAACCATCGGCTGAGCTTTTGCGGTATCGCGGAATGGTTGGCGATCAGAAGCAAAACAAATTCTCTCAGTACATTTGGAGGCGGTATGCTTCATCGGTTTGGATGGACATAAGGATCGACCGCGTTCTTCCGTACCGATCGGCTAAAGAAGGCGAGGACGAAAAGCACGTTCACCCTCTACAGCTTGACGTAATTGACAGAGCCGTCGTGATGTGGAGCAATCCCGGAGAAACGGTATTAACGCCATTCATGGGCGTTGGTAGCGAGGTTTTTGGAGCGGTGGCGAACGGACGTCGCGGAATTGGCTTCGAGCTAAAGACTGCTTACTTCGCTCAGGCGGTCAAAAATCTCGAGAACGTCGACGTTCCGGTCGTGATCGATCAGGCGACGTTGTTTGATAAAGCGATTGAAGCCGAAGAGGTTTTTTGATTGTCAACAGGCTGTCAAAGCGAGTACAATCGTGGCAGGCTGTAGGAGGCCGCAACCGAACATCTCCCCGCTGGCGTTCTGTCGTCTCTCGACTCGCCTCCTACAGCGGCCGGCGGGGAGGTTTTTTTTGAGGTGGCAGATGATTCGACTTGCTTGCCCACATTGCTCTACGGATCGCGATTGCGCGATCGTCGAAAAGGGGCCGCACCGAGAAGCGGTTTGCGGCGCTTGCGGTCGGCACGTCAAGTTTGTTTCGAAGTTGGAACTGGGCGAAGGTCCGCGATCGGCAACCGTTCGGGGCAAGATCAAGCCAAAGCAACGGGCTAGGATCGTCCTGCGGGCTAACCTGCGGTGCGAATGCTGCGGCAGGCCAGCGTCAGCAACCGGCACAGGGCTTCATGTCGGGCACGTTGTCAGCATCGACGCAGGCACCAAAGCAGGCGTTGCGCTTGAAGTGCTCAATAGCGACGAAAACCTGATCGCCGAATGCGAAGAATGCAACCTGGGCCACGGTCGCGACCCGCTGCCGTTGGCGTTGTTTGTAGCGATCTTGAAAACGAGATCAGCAAAAGCGGAACCGGTCGCCGAAAATGAACCAGCGACGGCACCAATTACCCGACCAGCGATGGCCGAATCGATCACCGATCATCCCGTGATGAGCAAAGCGATGGCCGAACGAATCCCAGTAACTTTCAAAAAGGTGCCAACATGACCGACGACAAGCCCGATTTAGTAAACCACCCACCGCATTACACGCAGCATTCGAGCGGCGTTGAGTGTATTCAGGTTACCGAGCATTTTAATTTTTGCCGAGGCAACGCCATTAAGTACATTTGGCGAGCCGGAGAAAAGGGCAGCGAAATTGAAGACCTGAAAAAAGCCGCTTGGTATATCAATCGTGAGATCGCACGACTAGAAAAGCAGCGAGAGGTGCCGACATGACAACCGCAAAAGATGGCCGGCTTGTCGTCGCGCTCAAGTCGGGCGAATCGGTGCGAATCGGCCCGGACATTTCCGTCGTTGTTTGCCGGTCAGGAAAAACACCACGGCTGGCAATCAAAGCACCGGAGGGCACTAGGATTCTACGGCAAGAGCTAATCGACAACGGGCGAGCGACAGAGCAAGATTTGGCAGACACAAGGCACGAGGTGAAAGAATGAATGCAAGATCAAAAACAGTTTGGCAGCAGTGGATCGAGAAAGTCGAGGCCGTTTGGCCGGTAGCCGCATCACAAATTGCGAGTATTTGCGATTGCGACGAACGCACAGCGACACGCATTCGCGACTCTATCGCAAGCAGCCGCGGCGAAGATCCGCCCAAACTAAAGAGCGGAGCCAAAAGAGTCGAGATAGACGAACGAATCATCGAGCACGTTGTTAAGAACTGGCCCATGTCAGCGGACGCGATCGGCAAGAAATTTGGCTTGGGCTGGACGCTATCCAGGCGGCACAGGAACGAGGCAATATCGCGTCACAATTTGCCAACCGACATTGGCCGCATAAAAGCAGCGAGGCATAACGAAATGCAATTCGCGAAGCTTGACGCGATCAGGGCGGAGCGTGGCGACGACAATTTGCTACGCGAAGATTTGCGTTATCTTGTCGGATGCAGTTGGGACACGATAACAAACTGGAAGCTAGCCCGCGGGCTGCCGGTCAGAGTGCTCAAACGCAAGGCACCGCCAAAGAGGAACATGGCGAGCGTGTACGAGACAAGAAAAGCAAGAGAGCAAGCGGCCGAGCCGGTTGTGAAGCCTAAGCCGCAAGCCTACGCGGCGGGACGCTGGTTTCGAAACAAACGATCGGGCGAAGTTGTGCAGGCGTTTTTTTGTGTGAGCGGTTCAGATGTTAAGTTTTTTGAGGTGTCGCCGTGATTAAATTTACGATCAACGCCCGACCGCAGCCGAAGGAGCGACCGTATTCAATCGGCCGCGGCAAAAGGCGAACGCCCGACCGAACAGTCAACTTTGAGTTGCTAGTTCGGTGCGAGTTCAGGGCACAGCATCCGTTCCACGAGCTTTTTACTGGTCCGGTTGGCATGTTCGTCGACATCCAATACAAGCGGCCGAAGACGGTCGAAAAAGGATATTGGCACACTGGACAGGGCGACGCCGACAACATAATCAAGGCGATTAGCGACGGGCTAAATCGGGTCGCGTGGGTCGACGACCGACAGGTCGCAGATTTACACGCAAAAAAGCACTGGGGCGACTGCGACCGAATTATCGTATCGATTTGGCCGCTGGAGTAATTCCAAAAAAAATGCCAGACGTGGCTATTGCAACGGATTGCGATTGTCGATACAACTAGAGGGCGGACACAACACAACGCGAACAGGTGACGACGATGGCGACCTACTACCACGGCAGCAACAGTGACGACCACAAGCCGCATGCGGGAATCTGTTTGACCCGTCGCGAGGAAGTCGCCAAGTCATACGGCGGCAATGTCCGTGAGTACGAATTTAGCTTCGGCGACCTCAACATCGTCGAGCTATATTTTGGCGACGACGAAGCCCGTGAGCGTTACGAGTCAAGCGACTATCCCGGCGACACTGACGCTGAAATTGCCGCCTACATCGCGGACGGTGTCGACGGCGTTGTGTTCGCCGACTACGACATGAACGGCAACCCGCATCGGACGCTGCGATTGTTTAGCGACGCGGCGTTGGCACAACTCCAACAACAGGTGGCAGCATGAGCGGACTAACGGCGGCGAACGTCGATCATTTAGCGGAAGCGATCGATCAATCTATAGACCGTTACAAGGCAAGCGGCAAAAAGGAGATAGCAGGAGCGTTAGAAAGCCTGCTGTACGCCATTAACGAAATGCAGCGCTACAACACAACCCAAGCAAGCCGGCCCGACAGGGTGGGCGATGAATGTTGGTACGGCTCTTGGGAACAACCAAGAGGTATGCCGTGGA